CGTCTGGCCGTTCAATTCCTAAAGTATCATAATACTCATTTGAAAATGGGATTTGTTCATAGGGGAAATTGCTTTGCAAATCCGGGTGATATGTAAACGTTTTTCCAAAACAGGCTTAAAGTATTACAATAATCGTAGAAAACAGTACAAAACAAGGCAATTTAGGACAATGACAGTTCAAATGCCAGACATGGCATTTTGAATCTTACACCAGTTTTACACCAAATGAAAAAAGACTCGATGTGGTTTTCAAATTTCTTACTATCCGTAAAAAATAGGGGTACAGGCTATAAACCTGTACCCCTAAATTTATTTAAATCAAGAAATCTTCGTCTTTTTCGTGTTGCTCATAAACACGCTTAATATTTGCGATTGCCATTACTGCCCGGTTATTTTTATAACCCGGATGACTTTCACAGAAATCCTCATATTCATCAATATCATGTAACACGTCTACAAAATATTCATGTGTATAACAATCGTCACCTTTCATAAGATCAGCATTAAAGCGTAAAATACGCTGTCTATGTAAATTTGCATCACGCTCATCATCTACACGGATATGCTCATCCAGCCGTTTACGTGTCTCATGTTGCCCTTTTTCTAAAGTATCCAACTTCTTTAAAACATCCCCATTAAAGATACGTCCGATCCAACGACCAAAAGCAGACCACGGATTTACCTTAATTGGTGTTACCTCAATCAACGTCATAGCAATAGCCACAATAGCAAGAAGTGTACCAGTATTTTCAGACAACAACTCCTTGATTTCCATAAGGCTCATCTTACACACCTCCTGTCACTATGTTTGTATTCATTGTTATTTCATTTTAGTTTCAGAAACTTTTGGAGTATTAATTACTTTACTCATATCGCAGAGACTATCAATCAAGGCTCCAACCTCATCCATGTTTACATCGTAATTAATGGTATCGGCAGAAGATTTAACCATTGCCAAAACCCATTCCTTTTTGTCTGCGCCTTTTTCAAGTTTGGATTCTGCTGTCTGCATTAAGTCAATTACCATAGAAACCAACTTGTTCCAATTCTTTTCCTTTGTCGCTTTCTGTACATACTCTACCAGTTTAATTACCAAAGGAATAACTGCTGCAAGACCAGCAAGAATAGAAACAATATACTGCATATATTCCATATCATTACCTCCTTAAATTCCCGGACTATCATCTGATCCAGTTTGAACAAATCCATTCGCTTTTGCTGCGGCGTATTTAATTCCTTCACCATCTGCGCTTGAATTTTCAATCGTACTTTTCCGTACAATTTGACTCAATACAATACTGGCGGCTGTACCAATAGGAGTAAATACAATAGTCCAACAAGCAAGTGCGCCAGCATAATTGAATACTTTTTAAAGCAAGATAAAAGCCGCCAGCCAAGCCAGCAGCAAGAAAAATCATAATGTAAAGAGCAAGACGATTAGTAAACCCAAGATGTATGAGATGGTAAAAAAGACCTTTTCGCCTTTTCAAATGCTTTCCACCCATACAAATCACCTCATTTTTATGCCTTACCCATCATCTGAGCAAACCGATAAAGAACAGTAACAAACTGTTCACGTGTCAAAATATCAGCCCACATATAATTGGGTTCACCATTAATCTGTGTACCATTACCAGCAATCAAGCCAGTGCTTGTCGCCCATTCACGTGCAGCTTTGCTATATGCGCTACTATCATTATCCTGAAGTTCTTTCCGCATCTGATTCCAAAACTCTTTAAACTTTGCCAAATCCATATCATCATCCTCCTGCATAATATTATCAGAAATTTTTTCTACCCATTGAAGCGAAACCCAGCCAGCACCAGTAAAGCCCCAACCATTCTTTTCTTGAGTAATAGTCAAAATTGCTCCATTGGGATATGCCATCAAAATTGTTCCATTAGGTTCATCACGGCAATTTAGTCCATCATCTGCAATAACCTTGGCCTGATAATTTACAACAGTGCCTTGCTCTGATGGATTATAACTACATCCATTTAATCCTGCATTGACTTCATCACACAGTTGTCCCATACGATTGTACATCCAATCACCCGGACAACTCTTATTGGCATACCACCTATGTACTGTAAAGATACCTTCACCAGCTTTTGGCTCATAGTTCAATGCTTTCTCTTTGTTGTTGATCCACAACATTTTCTTAATGCCATTACGCTGACAAATATCAATGCAAAGTTTCACCAACTTTTTATAACAAGCATCCTTAAACGCATATGGATGAGTAGAGTCAGACGCACATTCAATCGTAATTGCTCTTTGATCATTTGCATTGCTGGACGTACACCAACTACGATTAGCTTCATCAACAATTAAACACACACGCCCATCATATCCAATTCCATAATTGCAACTTGCTTCTCTTCCGGCAGGAAAACAATCGCCAATCCGTTCTGCGCTACACTGTCCAACAACACAGTGAGGCGTAATACGGTCAATTCGATGAGTGCGTTTGCCACTATGATTTGGACTCATCTTTACACAGTCTACCAATGGACTATTTGTATAACCCATAGTTGTACCTCCTTTTTTGCAGAATTTATTGTAGAACTCTTGTCCATAACTTACTCGTTTATTTTGATTCTCAACTGATTGATTGGCAGGACGTTCAAACTGTAACATAAACGCATTAGAACATTCAGACACAGAATTACTTGTACGAAGAATATTAAGCAAAGGCTTATATCCAGCATTAAGTTCTTGCATAAGAAAATTCATGTGTATTTCCAAATCGCCAATCGAAACGCCTTTAGACTTTGCATAATTCAAAAGGTTTTGTTTTCGGCTCCAGTATGTCCATTGAAATATGCCATAGCCATATTTATCATTAACAAAGTTTGTATATGTACCGTTATCTACAGCAGCGGTGTACTGTTCATCTGTCATATCAAGTTCTCTATTGCCATTATTCTGAAGATTAATGGGCGAACAGCCGGATTCTGCATACCCATTTCCTACGACAGCAGCCGATCCAGCTTCAGTAAATCCCTGTTGACGAAGAAAATTAAACATTTTCTCAGGGTTGTCATTTCCAACTAAAGCCATAACTCACCTCCTTACAAATCAGATAAACTACTTTGTTTCTGTCCAATAACTTCACCATCTTTGAAATACTTTCCAAATTCTTCATCTGCATCAATATCTTTATAAACATTGACCATATCAGCAGAGTCCCAGCCAATGAGAGATTGAATAACAGAATCGGGAATATTGGCTCTTGCTAATTCTGAAGTCATGAAATGCCGCAGAGAGTGAAGATACACGTCTGTACCCATAATCTTAGAATAGGTTCTGGCGAAACTATTCATGCGGGAAATAGTAATTGGTTGTGTCCTATCATGAACATCAGTAAAAAGCCATTCGCTTTCAATTCCACGTTTTTGACGATCAGCAAGCCAGAGATCAAGATATGGCTTAAATGGTTTGTACAACACATAGCAAATCAACTGTTTGCCATTTCGCCCACGTCCTTTTGTTTTAATCTTCTCTGGAGTTTTATATAAAGAGCCATAGATGATATTCTCATCATCAAAGTAAGACACCTTGAAACGTGCAAGTTCAGCCTTACGCCGACCAGAATATGCCGCCAACGCAAGAAAACAAGCCTGTTCATATTTCTTGTGTTCAACAAGATAATCAAGGCATGATTGTACTTGCTCTTTTGTTAGAATAGTCTTTTCCCGAACAGGTTCATTAACTGGATTTTCAATTTTACGAACAACAGAACGGAAATTCGGATATTCGTCATCCAGAATATTTTCGATAAAATTAGAAATTGAAGATAATGCAGCTTTCAAATGTCGTACTCTGCTTGCCGAACATCCTTGCTGTAAGGCATAATTTTGAAACATCATAATGTCCCTCTTATTAACCTCAGTAAAAAATTTGTTCTTCGCATTATCAACAACCCAACAGAAGAAGATGAGCAAATCATTCTCATATACATTAATTGTTAATTCCGACCTATCGACTGAACGAAGATACGTCATAAAATCATTTAACAACTGAATGTTTTCAGGGTTAATCTGCTCAATCTTTTCAGGTGTTGTTTCAAGACATTGATTAGTTTTCCTCCCCATTGAAATGCCTCCCTTCTGTTTTTATAAGTAAAGGGCTGTGCCAATTCAGCACAACCCTTTCAAATCAACTGATAATGAGGTTTCTCTTCATTAAATAACCAATAGCGCAAGTAATCATCAATTACAATGGCTATTACAGATAACGCCACCCATGCAAAAAAGAATGGGAGGCATATTTGTCCCCATAAATTAAGCGGCATATTTGAATAATCCCAAATACCAAGTTTAAGCCAGACATTCAAAATCAGGCCAGCAATCAGTTCAACACACGTAACAATGCTTGCTCCAGTAAACGCCTGTTGAATCATACCAAGTTCCCACGGTAAGTATTCATTGATTGCACCAATTAAAACAAAGCAAATACCTCCCACAAGAGCCATTGTCCAATGACTATGACCACGCCATAGCATCTCGATACCAAAATAGGTAGTGCCACCAATTAACAATAACACTACCATTTTAATAACATTTTTAATTTTCATTTCACACCAACCAACTTTGCAATATACTGGAGATCGAGTAAAGGCGCATTATAAAAATCATAATTCCAAAGCCAATGGTCTGCAAAATCAGAACGTTTATATTTTTGGCATACAGGATCACTCCAAACTTTATCCCATCTATCTTGATATGTGGGATCATGTTCTTTTCGATCCAGACGTTTTATAATTGCTTGAGTTAAACGGCCTCTCTCAAGGCCATTGCCATCATCGTTTTGCGAAAAGTAATTAAAAGCATCTTGACTTGCAACATAACAAATAATTCCCTTATCACAAATAATGTGTTTATCTATAACAACACATTCGGTTCCATAAGGAAGATTCACATTACCACATTGAGCCAGTTTTTTATATCGCATTATTACAATGTATTTGTTATAAATCTGCATTTAAACAATCTCCTTTATATTTTTAATCAAGCACCTCTGTTGAACCACCAGAAAGGGTAGCAAGAATCTTTTGAATCTGTGCTTGTGCAGCAGTAATATTACTTTGCATCAAAGTATTCAAATCTTCTGGCAACTCCATGCCATAAACAATACCAGCCAAATCGTTAATATTAGTTGTCCGATTTACCAAAACACGAAGCATATTGTTATATGTGGTATGATAAGTAATCGTAGACTGAGCGGCAACATAAATCGCCACAATATCGGACTTGCTATATGTGGTACACTCTTTGCCATCTGCATGATAAGGATATTCCTCCACGCCAGCCATTACAGAATAGAACATATTAGTAATGTTATTCTGATCATAACTATCTAAGGAGAAATGTTCAGTGGTATCACCGCTATTAGACGTAGACACATCAACACCAGCCTCGATTGCACCATTACAATAATTACGAAGTTCATTTAATTTAGCTGTCCGCAATAAATTCATCATTTCATCTGTCACAGGATTATCTTCGCTAATAGGAAAGACAGTCAAATAATCAGCAACAGTAATCTTGCAATTTGTAAGTAACTCATCAACCTGTTCTTTGCACCACAAAGCAGGATAGTATTTCTGAACCATTTCTAAAATTGTCATATTCCATCCTCCTTTAAATAAGATTTGCCATTACTCGCATATAATCAAGTTCAGCAGTACGTTCTACTTCACTATCTAATTCAAAAACCGCAACTTGTTCGCAATCCTGATAATCGGTTGAATTAGTAATGGCGTATACAA